CGTTCTTTTTACCTTGATTCTTAAATACAACTAACTGCACTTTGCCGTTAGCTCCTTTAAGTTCAATGTGTCCAGTCATGTATTGAGAGCCCTTATCGCTCTTTTTTACCCATAAAGCGCCTAATTCGCGCTCTTGCCAGTCGTTTTTCTTCTGTTCGTTTGACATAAGAGTCTTTAAATTATATGCATAAAAAGGGATGTCAACATTTTTTTATACATTATCTAGAAATTTCTCGCTTTTTATTTTTTTTCTTAAGATTGAAATTCCTTTGTTATGTAAATTAATAGCGGTTTGAGTACTAATATCTAACCTCTTTGCAATAATGCACCAAGAAGGTTTTTTTTCTGAAGAAGAGTATCGTAAAGAAAAAATCTTCCTAATGCGCGGGTCTTTGAGTTGGGAAAGTATATTCCCAGTAAACTCAAAAAGGTTTTCATGGTTTTCGGTAGTGGGTTTTTCGTTTAGGCAGTCAAGTATTTCATCTTCGGTAGCTATAAGCCTATCTTTAGATTTCTTGTTTAAAGTATTAAGACAAAAATACTTTACTTGGTTAGCCAACCAAGTGGAAAATTTTACGTTTTTATCTTCTTTGAAGTTTTTGGCTGAATTCCAAATTATTAAATTTTTATCCGCCGTCGTTTCATTTAAATCTATATTGTTGGCGAAAAAGGTTTTCGAGTATTTTTTTATGATTTTAAAATACAGGCCGCTATGCCTTTCAGAAAGTTCTAATAAACTTGCCTCACAATTTTTGTCTTTTATCCTATTAATTAAATGTAAATCGGTTAAGAAAGACCATTTGATTTTTTCCATAACTCTATATTTTCCCCAAATTGCTTAAAGTTGCATACCGTACATCTTTCCATGTCAAAGACATAACGATGATGTGTTTTAAACAAACGTGGTAAAATTATACTGTATTCAATTAAATCTTCAAAATCTTTTTCAAAAAATATATTAATATCTTGGAATGGTTTTTCATAAAAATCATCAGACTCCATATAAACTTGAACTAAATAAGCAAAATAACTATTAGACTTAGAATAAAAAACCTCAGAAGCGAACCGGGAAATTTTAATCTCGTACAAAAAAGCTCCATGTATATTCTTAAAATTTAAATTTTTAAATTTAGATAAATTAGTATTTAAATTGACTTCGGCGCCTATACCACAATATGCTAGAACAGGTTGACATACTTGCTCCTCAAGTTTCGTGTTCTCTAACATATATATTTTTTAACCATTTTAGTAACTTTTCACAATTAAAAATTCGCTTAACCTGTTCTTCTTCTGTTGCCCAATTTAGAATAAAATCTGCATCTTTTTTTACCTTTGGGTCGTTTTCGGCTTCTGCCTCATTAGCAGGAGGGACAAAAACCCTTTCTCCGTTACAAGGTTTCTCATAAAATCTAGACACATGAATTAAAACGCCATTAATCTCATTTTTTACCCAAAAAACTTCATCTCTTTCAAATTTATTAAATCTTACATCGGTGATGATGTTTACTTTTGAAGGGTCGAGCTCTTTAGTTAACTTGTCAATCCAATGCCTACCTTGGGATAAATTTCTTCTTATTTGGCCATGGGCCACCAAAAAAGGCCTAATTAAATCTTTCTCATCACGTGAACAGTTAAATGAATCAATTCCATAAAGCTTTTGAGAAGGGACACTCAATTCTTTTTTTAAATTCCTAGCTATAGACAGCTCTTGGGTTTCCAGCCCAATCCTTTCTAAAAAAGTGATAATTATTTCAGAAATAGTGTTCTTCCCGCACCCAGCTACTCCACTTAAAGCTATGTTTTTATATTTAAAATCCATTTAAACTCTACTTAATATAATAAAACTTATTTTAAATTAATAAAATAAATATAATAAACTTTTCCCTAGAAAGTCGAAGTGAAACGAAGACTTTCCCCGTATTGGAGGCTATTCCAACACACCGGTAATCTTTCTTTTCCCTGAGAATACTCCCCGGCTAGTCTTTATGGGATACACGGTAGAACATATCCACTCTATATGACATCACCTTACCTACTGTCCCAATTAATCGCCTTTCTCACGGTAATTGGTTTTCTCCGGTTGCAAGTCTTCGCAGCATAGCCGGACGTTAGATTACGGGGTTGCCCACCTTAGTAACGCAGCAGGGCAACAATGCTACGTACAGACCTTTTAATGTTACAGGGGAACGTTGTCAACTTTTTTATTTAATAGATTTTTGAAAAATTTCCTAAAGAGCCCTCCTCGGGGGAAAATCGCGTTTTTTTCTTGACGAAAGTTTATTTTGAGGAAAAATAAATTTTTTAGGCGATGGATGTTAAATACAGCAAGGTAAACAAGGAAGGAAAAGAGCCCTTTCAGGCAAATAGTTCGGATGCAGGATATGATCTTTTTTCCACGGAATATATTACATTAGAACCCTTTCAAAGAAAATTAGTTTCCACAGGTATTAACATAGAAATTCCTGAAGGTTTTTATGGAAGAATAGCCCCAAGAAGCGGGTTGGCGTGTAAAAAAGGAATAGATGTTATGGCTGGAGTAATAGATTCGGGCTATCGCGGAGAGGTAAAAGTTTTATTGATAAATTTAAACTTTGAAGGATATAATCTTAGACCTAACGCTTTTGAAGCTATGTTTGGCTCATCGAATAGGTTAGATATAAAGCCGGGAGACAGGATAGCTCAGTTAATTATTGAAAAATGCTATCAGGTTAATTGGAAAGAAATGAAAACATTAGAAAACTCTGAGAGAGGGCAGGGCGGCTTTGGCAGCTCTGGGGAATAAATATGAACAAACCAGCTCAGGAAATTATTTCCTATAATTCGAAAATGGTAGGATCTGAAGTTCGCGTCTTAAAGAACGGGGGATGGAAAGGGAAAGTAGAAAGAGTCATTGATGAAGAATATTTTGAAGTGTCCAAAATAGAAAACCCCCTTGAGGTTGAAGTTGTGTCAATGTACGATATTCGCTCTTGTAGCTATGAGACTTCTTGACCCCAGAGTCACTCCTTAGCTAGCCTAAATATGCTTATTTCTTAGTAAATAGATCTCTGTGCCATGTTGGCACGGTCTTTGCTAAATAATAACCATGTATTTACATGACACATTTGGAAGGGGCTTGCTTGACATAGCTACGCCATTATTTAACGAAATTCAACATAGTTTAGATCCAGTCTTCGTAGAGGAAGATGGAAATTACGTATTTGAGGTAGAAATGCCCGGTTTTACAAAAGAAGATGTTAAAGTTAATATCGAATCTGCCGGACACCTCAACCTACAAGGCAAAACCACAAGAAGAGGGAAAGAGGTAAAGTTTGGACAAACATACCACATTCCTGAGAAAGCCGACCCAGCGACCGCTGACGCATCCTTGAAAAACGGGATATTTAGGCTCATCTTCAAAAAGAAAAACAAACACAAACCCAAAGAAATAAAAATTAAATGATAGGGTCTAAAGAACCGGGCTTCGGCCCGGTTTTTTTGTGTAATAATATATATGCCTCTACCTTCTCCGAAAAAAGGCCAAAAAAAAGAAGATTTTATTAACTCTTGCATGGCTAGCCCTGTCATGAACCAAGAGTACAAAGATCCGGATCAACGCTTAGCGGTATGCTATTCCCAACACCAAAGGGCTTCAGCTTCAGTTACTTGGAGTGAAATTGAATTTGACAAATTTTTAATTTTAAAATAGAATTTTTTTAAATGAGTAAGTGCTGTAACAGGGACGAGTTTACTCTAACTCGAAAAACCCACAATGAACTCACCAATCTTCTTGATCAAATGATAGAAGTATCAATATGGCAAGATGCGCAAGCCAAATCTAAAGACCCTGTTAAAAATCAAGGCGATAGCTTTATTACCAACAAACTGAAACTAATTCAGGGAATTTTACACAATGAGTCTTAATAAAGTCTTAGAGAAACTTCTCGCAGCTAAAGAAGAATTAATTTCTTCTATTGAGGTGTGTTGCAAAAGCATTGAATTCTGGGAAGAGAGAGCAGAAAAGATATTTTCTGACATGGATAAATTTGAAGAAGAGTCTTTTCTTTCTAGTAAAGAAGAATCTACAGAAAAGTATGAATCTTTAATGCGGGAATCTAACAAGATAATGAACAGGGTTAATTTTGAGAATAGCGAACTTGATAAACTAGAGGGGGAAATTTTAGAACTCGAAGAAAAAATAATAAAAACTCTAGCTCGATATGCCAAGAAACAAAAAAAATAAAAAATATTATTTAATTGAGTCTCAGCAAAGAAAATGGTCCTACGGAGCTTTTCCCCATACGGAAGATGGACTAGAAGAGGCAAAAAGGTATTTATCCACCCTCCAAAAGAAAACGGATGAGAAACTAGGAATAGTTGAAAAATAACTTGACGGCACACCCCGTTAAACATAAAGTAAATCACACACCTGATTGAGGGTGTATTTTTTTCTACAGAAATGGAAATAAAAGTAAAAAAGAGAAACGGCAAACTAGAAGAATTCGACGTAGAAAAGATAAACAAATGCGTTTATCGCGCTTGCGCTGGAATTGACGGCAACAATGTCTCGGCAAGCGAAGTAATTCTTGATGCCCAATTACAACTTTACGATAAGATTACCACAAAAGAAATTGACGAAGCTTTAATTTTATCAGCTCGAGCAAAAATAGAAAAAGAACCTAACTACAGTAACGTTGCATCTGCTCTAGCGGTTAATGCTCTTTATAAGGAAGTCTTTAGAGAAAGTGTAGACTCAGATACTTTTGATTTACAGTACAAAAAATCTTTCGTGCAAGGAGTAAAAAAGCTAGTAAAAAATGAGATTTTAAATGAAAAACTCTTAGACTATGACTTAAAGAAACTCTCTGAAGCTATTGACCCTGATCGAGATAAAAAATTTAAATATTTAGGCTTACAAATTTTAATAGACAGATACTTTATCCGAATCAATAATAAAATAATTGAGTCTCCGCAATCTTTCTGGATGAGAATAGCGATGGGCCTAGCTTTAAATGAAGAGAATAAAGAAGAAAGAGCAATTGAATTCTACAACTTATTTAGCAATCTCTTATACACTCCTTCCACTCCTACATTATTTAATAGTGGAACTACTCACTCTCAACTAAGTTCGTGTTACTTAAATACTTTTGATGACAGCATTGACGGAATATTCGAAGGAATCTGGCAAGAAGCCAGAAAAAGTAAGTACGCTGGAGGTCTTGGCTTTGACGTTACTAATTTTCGTGCTTCTGGGGCTTATATCAAAGGCACAAACGGGATTTCTGGAGGTCTTGTGCCATGGCTCAAAATCCTCAACGACACACTTGTCGCAGTAAACCAAGGCGGCAAAAGACCGGGTGCGGGATGCGCTTATTTGGAACCTTGGCATTTAGACTTTGAAGATTTCCTAAACCTTCGGAGAAACACTGGCGACGAAAGATTACGTTGCCACGATATGAATACAGCGTCGTGGGTTCCTGATCTTTTTATGCAAAAAGTAAAAGAGGACGCTGACTGGTATATGTTCTGTCCATCGGACTCGAGAGATTTGCATGAAGCTTTCGGCGATTGCTTTACGGCCATCTATGAACAAATGGTAGATAAAGCTGAAGCCGGGGAACTTAAAAATTTCCGCAAGGTAAAAGCAAAAGACTTGTGGAAAAAGATGTTGAAAGTTCTATTCGAAACTTCCCATCCTTGGGTGACTTTTAAAGATCCTTCTAATATTAGATATAGCAACCAACACCAAGGAGCAGTCCACTCAAGTAATCTCTGCACCGAAATTCTCCTGCATACTAAACCGTCCAAATATAAAGACGGGGAAAAAGTAGAAATAGGAGAAACTGCTGTCTGCAATCTTGGTAGCGTCAATTTAAAAAACCATCTTGTTGATGATGGATTAAATAGAGGTTTATTAGCCTCTACAATTAAGACTGCTATTAGACTCTTGGATAATGTAATTGATTTAAATTTTTACCCTACTAAAGAAGCAGAAAATTCTAATCTCCAGCACCGACCAATTGGATTAGGAATGATGGCAACTCATGACGTTCTTCAAATTCTTGATATACAGTATGATTCTGATAAGGCTGTAAAGTTTATCGACGAGCTAACAGAATTCTTTTCTTACAATGCCATTCTTTCTTCTAGTGAATTAGCAAAAGAAAGAGGAAGTTATAAAACTTACTCTGGCTCACTTTGGGAAAAGGGGCACCTTCCTATTGACACTTACAATACTCTCCTAGATTTTAGAAAAAAATCTCCAAAGACTCCCGTGCGGGGAAAACTTGATTGGAAAAAAGTAAGAGAACACATTTTAAAATATGGAATCAGAAATAGTAACACTATGGCAATTGCTCCTACTGCCACTATCGGCTATATTAACGGTGTGGAGCAGAGTATCGAACCGAACTTCTCGGTAATGTTTGTTTACGAGTGCAAAAGCGGAAACTTTTACGTTGTTAATGAGCAGTTTGTAAACGACATGAAGAAGGAAGGCTTGTGGAGTCCTCAACTTGCCGAGGCAGTGAAAGAGGTTGATGGCGATGTTATGCTTTTAGATATTCCAGAAAAGTATAGAGAAAAGTATAAGACCGCATTTGATCGAGATATGTTTAAACTAATTGAATGTAATGCGGCTCGTCAGAAATGGATTGACCAAGGTATATCATTTAACTTATACAACAAAGGGACTAGTCTAAAATACCTAAATGACATTTATATGAGTGCTTGGGAAGCAGGATTAAAAACTACCTATTATCTTCGCAATCGAGGAGCATCTAAGGTAGAAAAATCAACTAAAAAAGAATATACCGAAGAGGAGCAGATAGCTTGCTCTATCGCTAACCCCGAAGCATGTGAGGCTTGCCAATAATGGATTACTCTAAAGTAAACATATTTTATCCTGTTATTGGTTATACAGGGATGGTCCACTCGGATTATATGATGAGCACTATAGATCTAATGTCTGTGTGTCGACAGAAAGGAATAAAGATAGGTCTTCGGTCTATATGGTTTGAAAGCTTAATTAGTAGAGCACGAAATGCGTCAGTCGCCTTTATGCTTAATAAAGATTACACCCATTTATTATTTGTAGATACCGACACTCAATTTTCAGCGTTTGACGTTATGAAGCTTGTCGAAGCGGATCAAGACGTAACAGTTGGGGTTTATCCTAAGAAATATTTCAATGGTCAAAAAATAGAACTAATGGCCTCCACAGGTAAGATGCCGGAATATTGGAGGCATTTAGCTACGGATTTTTCCACCGAGCTAGATTACAAAGAGTTAAAGAAAGCTAAAAACCAAGATATAGTGCAAGCCAACTATGCAGCTACAGGCTTCATGCTTATAAAGAGGGAATGTATAGAAAAAATAATCGCCGCTAAACCAGAAATAAAATACACCAATGATATTGATGGATACATGGACGCGGGAGACAACTTTTATGATATTTTCCGCTGTGAAGTAAACCCCGACACCAAAAAATACGAGAGCGAAGATTATGGTTTCTGCAAGTTATGGAAATCTCTAGGCGGGGAGATAAACGTTGTAGCAGATATTAGTTTAGGGCATCGCGGATTTAACACCTACATGGGTAATCTAAAACTACAATCACATTACTATACGCCAAATGAGTGACTCAAAGACTGGACAAATATTAGGAAAAGACATAGCTGGGGTTAATTGTATTTTACCTCATAAACATAAAACCGCATGGGATTTATTTCTCAAAGGATGCGCAAACAATTGGATGCCTACAGAAATATCTATGGCGGAAGATATTAAACAATGGAAAAATGGAGATATTACAGATGATGAAAAACTGCTGGTTAAACGTTCGCTTGGCTTTTTTGCTGGGAGCGAATCTCTTGTTGGGAATAATCTTTTGCTTAGTGGTTTTCGTTATATTACTGATGCTGAGTGTCGGCAGTATATTTTACGACAAGCGTTTGAGGAGAGCCTCCATAATCTTACTATTGTTTATGTTTGTGATTCTCTGGATCTTAAAATAGATGAAGTTTATCGAGCTTATGAGAACATCCCTTCTATAAAAGCTAAAGATGATTTCTTAATGGAAATTACCACTGATCTTAGTAGAAAAGATTTCAATCCCCATAGCCAAGAAGGTAAAAAGGAAATCTTAAGGAACTTTATTACTTATTGGATTGTATGCGAAGGTATATTTTTCTTCAGCGGATTTGCTATGCTGCTAGCATTGGGGCGACAAAACAAAATGCAAGGTATTGCTGATCAGATTAAATATACCCTACGTGATGAAAGCTCCCATATCCAGTTTGGTACCTATGCCATTAATCAAATTATAGAACAAAACCCGAAACTTTGGTCGAAAGCTTTTCAAGAAGAGATTACTGAATGGATCAAGAAGGCTGTAGAGCTGGAGATCACTTACGCAAAAGATGTATTACCTAGAGGAATTCTCGGGCTTAACGCAGATATGTTTGTAGATTATATGCATTACATTGGCAACCGAAGACTAGAAGGTATTGGGCTAGAATATCGCTTCCCTAGCGATAAAAACCCTTTCCCTTGGTTAGGTGAAGTAGTTGATGTTCAGGCTATGGGAAACTTTTTTGAACGCCGAGTAAGAGAATATCAACAATCGGGTTCCCTTGAGGACGACTTTTGATGTAACATCTTATGAACGACTATGTCACAATTCAAATTCTCTAGCGAGGCTTTTATGTTGGGCCAGATATCTTGCGAAATGATATCTCTCTCTCAAGATCTCAACAAAAATCAAGGCAAAAAACTTAATGGAGAATTAGTAGATTTAGAAAAAATATTAAAACGCATCAATCAAGTAAAAACCTTAATACTTAAAAAAGATGAATCCGTCTGAATTTGAAAGAACCAAACCCCGAGAAACTTATGCAGCCATTATAAAGGTAAAGGAAAAGTATGAGACTTTACTTAAAGAGACTGTGATTATGGAAGAAGCGGATGCTATAAAAGTAGAGATGGCTAACGCTTTCTTAAAGGATTTAAAAAATATTTTTCAAAAATTCAAAGCTGGCGAATAATATTGTGTAACAATATACATGGCTAGCATAGCAGATCAATTCAAAGGCCTCCCAATTGGGACACTCATCGCGGAACCGTTACTTGGAGCAGCAAAAGCTCAAGGGCAGTTAGCTCACACAACGGAAAATTTTATCAAAGACATCGGGCTGCAAGACGATGGCAACGGCAACCTTAGCGCACGTACGGTGGAATTTGATTATGATGCTCCTATCGAATCCAAAGATGATAAAGGAGCTATCACTACAAAAATTGAAAACCGTAAACTTAAGGTTCCTCTTCTTTCCATTATTCAAACCCCTAACTTAGGAGTCAAAAAAGCTACTGTTGACTTTGATATGGAAGTCAAATCTAGCACTCAGGATACGAGCTCCGTTAATACTAAAACTGATCTTAGCGTTAAATATGACAACTGGTGGTCCCCTGTGAAAGTAGACCTTACAGCTTCAGTATCTACTAAAAGTGAAAATATTCGTAAGACAGATAACTCAGCCAAATATACAGTCCATGTAGAAGCCCGTGATGACGGAGCTCCCGAAGGACTAATGAAAGTTCTTGACATTCTTGGAGCAGCTATTCAACCTGTTCCTGTGGGTGGAGGCAATACTCCTCCAGCTCCGCCTAATAAGTAATGTCTGAAGACAAATTACCTTATTCAAAATCTGGATCATTCCGAGGTGCTCCGGCGTTAAAAACGTTTGATCACTTGATCCAGTGTCTCTATAACTCTGTTGTTTATGCTCAACGTTATGTGGAAACTGAGCATTTAAAACGGGTTATAGGGACGTATTTTGATGATCACGGCAGACCGGTCACTAAAAAAATTATTCTCCCTACTGCTGAAGGAGATCAAGAAGTCGAAATCCCTATTATGACTTTAGCGGGCCATAACCATCTTAAGATAGAGAACTTAGAGATGGAATTTGAGGTGGATTTAGGGCAATTTGAGAACTCCGATAACCACCAAAAGAGACGAATGATTGCTATGATAGGGAGAAAAGACCCTAAAAACACATTAGCTAAAGTAAAGCTCACTATTAAAAATGGTGATACCCCTGAAGGTATAGCTCGAATTAATGATAAAATTGTAAAAACTATCCCTACTTAATATAATTAAAGTATGGCAAGTGGTTACTTAAGATTAATGCTCGATTCGGCCCGTCGTTGTGCCGCAGCTACCCAAGACGCAGCTGAAGATGCAAGGAAAGCCTCTGAAGAGGCCCGTCACGAAGCTCAGGAAATTGACCAAATGGCCCAAGACGCTGCTTCAAAAGCTGTGGAAGCTAGTGAGAGAGTCAAGGTTTTAGAGGCTAAGGTTCTCAAGCATGATAACATGGGAGAAGTTGAATCGGTTTAAATCATTCGCTTCTTTATGGACTCTATTATGTCAATTTGGTTTTCTAACCTAATATAATTAGTAATTATAGTAGCCCTTTGGTTCCGCACTTGAGTATCAATACTTAAGCCCCTTTCTTGAAGAGGACAAATTATATCAGAAATAAAATCAAACATGCCCCGCTGGTTTAAAAACTTCCAATATAAATCTTCTGTTCCACGCTCGCACTCTAAAAGAACGTCCATATCGCAGTCCATATGGGCGCAAGATAAAACATACCTAAATGGCAAAGATTCTGTTGGCGGCTCAGATAAAGGGGCGCAAACTATTAAGTTCATATAAAATATTACACTTATGACTCCAACCAATTTAGTAAATGATATCCCTATTACTCAGGATGGCTTTGGCCATATCAGCTGCATTGTAGAGATACCTAAAGGAACTAATACTAAATACGAATATAACGAAAAATATAATATATTTGAACTCGATCGGTGTCTTGTTTCCTCGCTCCAATACCCTATTAATTACGGATTCATAACACAAACTTTCGCACTTGATAATGACCCTTTAGATGTATTAATTTTTAATCACGACCCTATCGACAGAGGGAGCTTGGTGAAATGTCGCGCTCTAGGAGTTTTAGACTTTGTAGATAATGAGGAAATAGACTACAAGGTTATAGCCGTTCCTCACTGGACCCCAAAATCCCGTTACCCTAGACTGAGCTCTATCGAAGCGGAGCATCTTAAAATATTTAAACAATTTTTTCGTATATACAAAATAGATAAATCAAGCACTGTTAAAGTCGGTGAATGGAAAAACGGAAAAAAAGCCTCCACGGTAGTTTTGGATGCTCACGATAGATGGAATCAACAACAAAAAAATAGCAATGTTTGACAATATAACTGTACCTAAATCTTACTTAAGAAGCCTGTTAACCAAAAAGCAGGAGAAACTAGTCGATAGAACTGACTTCCAAACGAAGAGCCTAGAAAACTCTCTCTTCAATTATAAAATATATAAACAAAAACTTTTTTTAAATCACCCTGAGAAAGTAAACCCAAAAGAACGATGGGTAAAAGTTTGTTATTCAGGGAAAATAACCTTTTACAATCTACTTAAGGAAGAAAGCGATAAATCTTATTGGGTAGTTTTCAGTTTTACTTTTAATAAAGGGTTAGTAGATAAAAAAGAGCTTATAACTTTTGAAGCTCATCAGCCTCACAAAGAACAAAACCCTCAAGAAATAGCCTTTAGAAGAACTTTTAAATATAAATTTTTCCGTAGGTTTCTTTCGTTTCTGACACGACTCCATTATTGGGCCTCAGCGAAAACGCTAACACCTGCGTCGACCCCATCAACCGTCTCAAAAAAAGAAAAATTAAGCCTCTGGAAACATTCGTAAACATGAATGAAAGAGAGCTTTACAATATTAGAACTTCTTCTGGTTACAACTATTATCATGCTGATTGCATCTTTCTCTCTTCAAACATATATGAATGCAAAGAGGTCAGGACGAATTGCAGCGTGTAAGACATATAGAAAACAAGTAGAAACTTTCCACTATATGCCCGAATACGATTTTAGCACTTACTCAGCTAAAAGCCCTGAAGACATAAAGCTGTTGGTAGAAACCTATAATCAGTGCTATAATTGCCACACAACAGCTGGAATCCCTTACTACTACGCCGAATAAAATGAAAAAACTCATCTTTTTACTTTCTCTAACGATGGCCTCTGCTGCTGATAATCAGTATACAGGCATTACCACCCGTAACGCCTTCTCTCTAGGTAAAGATTTTTTACCTCCTGCTCCGCTCGTAGTAAAGACTAATGCTCCTCCTATTAAATTAAATCTCACGGGAATTATGAAGTATAAGAATCTCACTAACGTCTTCCTTTATTCTAAAGATATTCCTAAAAGGTTCCTTACCCTTAGTAATAAAAAAAGGAGTGATAGCGGCATAGAGCTTTTAAGTGTTAAGAAAAACCTCGTAAAAATAAATAATAACGGCGTCGTCGAAACTCTCTCTTTTGAGATTAATAAAATACCTAATATAATTGGCCCAGCCCCCATTTTTAATCGCCCCACTGTGATAAAAAAGGATAAAAAAGATGATAAAAATAAAAATAAAGAAGAAGAGCGCCGAGAGAATATCGCTAAAGCGATAGAAAAATATAGAAAAGAGAGAGACAAAAGCAAATAAATATAAAGCATAATGGAATTTATTGATTTAAAATCTCAATACAAAAAATACAAAAACGCCATTGATAAACGTATTCATTCAGTATTAGATCACGGAAAATATGTAATGGGGCCTGAAATAGAAGATCTGGAAGAAAAACTAGCCAACTTCACTAAAGTTAAGCATTGCGTTACAGTAGGCAGCGGCACTGTTAGTTTAGAAATCGCTTTAAGAGCCTTAGATATAGGGCCGGGAGATGAGGTTATAACGGTTCCTTTTACTTGGATTAGTACTGCTGAAGTAGTCATGGCGGTAGGAGCTACCCCAATCTTCATCGATATTGAGCCTGAAAGCTACAATATGAATCCTGATCTTTTAGAGGCAGCAATTAATAAGAACACTAAAGCTATTATCCCTGTCAGCCTATTTGGTCAGATGCCCGATTTAGAGAAAATTTGTTCTATCGCAGATAAGTATGACATACCCGTTATTGAGGATGCCGCTCAGAGCTTTGGAGCAACTCGCCATGGCAAGAAAAGTTGCGGTGCTACCTTGATTGGCAGTACGAGTTTTTTTCCGGCCAAGGTATTTGGATGTTACGGAGATGGGGGAGCCATCTTCACTGACGATGAAGAACTAAGCTTAAAATTTAAATCTATAAGAAATCATGGAGGCATTGTCCGAGGATACCATGACCGAGTAGGAATGAATGGACGCTTTGATACTATCCAAGCCGCAGTCCTATTAGAGAAGCTCATTCACTTCCCTCAAGAAGTCAAAGACCGCGCAAATATTGGGGAAAGATACTCTACGCTCCTCGCAGATACTTGCGCCACTCCAATTGTATCCCAAGGAAACACTCACGTTTATGGACAGTATACAATTAGAATAAGAAACAGAGATGAAGTAAGGGGTACACTTCAGAAGAAGGGTATACCTACGGCAATATATTACCCCAAATGCTTACACCAACAACCAGTTTTCTCTTCTCTCCCTTGGTGGAAGACGAATGATCTAGGGGATTTCCCAGTCGCAGAACTGGCCTCTAGTGAAGTCTTGAGTCTCCCTATGCATCCTTTCCTTAAAGAAGAAGAACAAAATAAAATAGTGGAGGCTATTAAAAATGAAGCATGATTTATTTATCACTGATTTGTGGGAGTTCGATTTCCCCTATCATAATCAATTTAAGCCTCAAATTTTAAATTTTATCAAGTCATCTAATGAGGCTGAGACCCATTTAGAAAATGGCTCGAATGCTCCTTCTCTCGACTCATATGGGGGTTACGAGCTAGACATAGAAAGCGATAAAAGTATTGTCTCTTTTTTTGATATACAAATAAGAAAGCTATTAAAAAAAATCCAAGACGCTCACGAATGGGAACCCGGGGAATGGATAAATATAGATCCTTGGCTCAATATAAATAAAAAAGGAAGCTTTAACCCCCCTCATATTCATCCGGGTAATGATTACTCTGGAGTTTATTATGTTTCTTTTCCCCCTAACTCAGGTAAAATACATTTTTTAGATCCTCGCCCCCAGCATAGACTCAGTTCACCTAATCCAGCCCATAAAGAAGGGACTAACTGGTACGCTACCAAAAATCCATATGATAGTAGTATTTTTACCTACGACGTAACAGAGGGTAAAATAATAATTTTCCCTTCTTGGTTAATGCATTACGTAGACCCTAATCCCGCTGACGATCTAAGAATATCTATAGCTTTTAACGTTAAATTTTTTCAAGAAGAGAGTAATGATAGTACCAAAAAGTAAATTAATCGCATTCGTTAACTTGGTAAACGAATGTTGCGCGGTAATGAAAGAAGATTACGTTGGGGATTGGTTAAATAAACCTAATCCCGATTTAAACATGGATACCCCTCTTGATGTCTTTAATCATGAAGGATCAGAAGGAGCGAATAAAATTTATAGGCTTCTTTATTTTATAGACATAGGGGAAGCCGACCTTTAATTATTCAGGAACGCTACTCACTATAGCACTTGTCCCGTCAGGGAAACGAGTCCTAGTTACTAAATAAACAACGCCTGCTACTGTCTCTTTTTGAGTAAAGTTGCCTACCCGTGTTGAACTCGTAGGTGTATCATTTTCTTCAACTATATTAAACTCAACCACAGAAGCGTCCAGTATGACTTCAAATTCACCGATGTTTTGATTGGTCCCACCAGACAATAGAATGTTCGTCATCCCTCGAGCCTCTATACCTTCTGTAGGGACAAGAGCGGTTATCTTGTTGCTTGAATTTATGGTGAATTCAGCTTCTAGGTTTTCCCCGCTAGGTATTTGAAAATATACCCCCGAGACAACCCTAAAACCTTCTCCAGAAATTTCAACATTTGAACCCGTCACGCCCCTAGCAGGCCCGTAACCAGTTGCATTTACTCGAGTTCCTGTAATTATATATTCATTAGGAAACACATTGATCTGTTTCGCTAAATAGTCTTCAGACTCGCTATCGTAAAAAGCAGAAGAGCTGGTCTGTGGGTCCCAAGAATTGACGAGGAATAATTGACCGGTTCCTATAAAACTATTGTCTGGCCTAAAGGTGAACTCAGAATAGATCGTATTAGGATCGCTTCCTATTCCCGAACCAGTCGCAAAACTATCAGTAGAATAAAGATGAACACCATTCCGTGAGTCCCCATTTCCTGTCCCGCTTATCCCTACGGCTAAATTACCGGAAATAAAGCTAGTCTGAGCATTTATTCCCGATATAGTTACTGTGCTGCCTGTTTCTATTTTATTATTAGAATCAAATCCAGTTACCCCACTAACAACAGTTAATGGAGAAAAACCATCAAGAATACCAGCGCTCCCATTTCCCCTGCCACTTATCCTCAAGTCACCCGGCCGAACGCCCGAAGGCACTTTGGCTGATACCAATTCCATCTGACCAACACTAGAACCCACTGAATCTAAGCCTGTAAAAAATCCTCCAGTTATACTTGAGAAATCCACAATAAGCCCTGAAACGTTATCCCCGCTTATATTCAAGACCTCCCCCGGAAGCAAATAATTATTTGCACCTGAAACGTTTGTAACGTTTATAGGATAAGGGCTTTCTGTTTCTCTTGATTTAAAGTCTTTTAAGATAAATTGACCGCTCCCTGTGTTTATCCCCTTAGGTACGTTAAATTTTAAATTTGAAGCTTCTTGAGAGACAAAATTGTTAATTGAGAAAGTAGTATTAGACCCAGAAAAAGTCACTCCCGTAACAAGACTCATAAAATCTCCCGTCACAGTTAACACATCCGACTCTTTAAATACCTGCGTCGAATCAAAAGTATCTGGCGCATCCCCCTGACCTAAAAAGTATCCACTAATAGTTGGCTTTGATGGAGAAATATTTATGATTCCTGTGCTGGAAACAAATCCGCCGCTTGTATTTACAGTGATTATATCACTTGCAGTTCTTTTAGGTATATTAAAACTGATTCCAGTGTGAGAGACTTGAGTGAAGGAAGGGACCACCTTTTCTCCTATCTTTAAACCACTAGGTCTAATGCCTGAAAAATACCCCGATACCACAACAGGATCTCCATATTCCCCACTTACTATAGATACTCCACTTAAAGTCGGCCCAAAAAAAGTAGTTATTGCTTCTAGCGAGCTGCTTCCTCTTTCGTTAGTCACCCTTAACCTATAATTGTTTCCTGTTTGAAAATTATTAGGATAATTAAATATTATTTCGTCATGGCCTGCAGAATAACCGCTAACTTCTACATTGCCTCTAAAGTTCGCAGGTGCTACATTGGTATTATAAAGCCTTATTATAGAGCCCGAATACATTCTCGCTCCATATATAGTTCCTGTTGAACCCGGCTCGACATCAGTATCTGGAATAACTTTAGATATAGAAGGAGTTCCATATACAAAAAATCCATTAGTTATACTTCCTGTGCCGTAATACCCTGAAACATCTATGTCTAAAAATCCCCCTGCTACATTAAAATTAGAAGTGTCTGGAACTATCGTTGTAATACTTTTACCGGGTTTATTTACAATGATGTTTTGAGTCTGGAACTCAGTGCCAACTCCAACGTTACCCCCCCTAAAATTAACCCCTGTTATCCCATATAAATTGTCCCCTTCTAATGTAACAGATTGCTGCCCTACCCCTGAAATTGGAGCTACTCCGGTTATTTCAGGAGAAGGAATACCGGGCCTAAAACTAACAGAAGAAGAGTAAGCCTCAGGATAGCCATTAGAAAATAAACCCACAAGGCTTGTTAATATCGTGGGGCCAGTAGCTATATTTCCGCCAGATAAAGTTATGTCTAATCCCGTAGGTATATGCCCTTGCAGCCTATTATATCCTCCCGCGTCAGTTATTAATTTAAAATTACCGGTTTCGGCACCTACCGAAACTAAACATCCAGTTCCATCTCCCTCTCCTGTATAAAAGATCCCTGAGCTAAAATTAGTGCCACTTATAGTAGCTACTTCTCCTAAGTTTATTCCCGGCGTAATACCGACTATTTCAGCATACGGTTTAAAAAGAAGATTACTTTCCGCATCTACGCTAACCCCACTTTGAAGAAGAAGCTTAGGAACCCCCCTAACGTTTCCTGTAGGGACCGTAGCCTTTACTCCCGTTGATCCCAATGAAGTAAAAGAAGTAAAAATAATATCATTTACCTCTATCCCTGTGACCCCCGACATTCCCATCCCTTCAATTATCAATTCTTCTCCAGCTATAATTTGCCCCGAGTTTAAACCAGTGACTGTAGGTATAGGTAAAAATTTATTATAAGTCTTCCCACTGGCAAAAGATTGATTCCCATTAAGCCCGGTTCTTAAAGATGAAAAAACTGTAATCTCATCATAGGTAGCTCCAGAAGGCACTATAGTTTCAATTACATTTTCTGAAATTACATTAAACGTTCCCGACCGACCTTCTCCGCTGCCGAAATTTACATCTGTTATTTGGTAAAAATTTTCTCCACTTAGTTGCAGAATGTCTCCCGCTTTTCCACTGACGAAACCTGAAGTCATCCCACTTGCCACTACTTGACTTAGCGAATCCAAGACTATATCAATTTTTCCTAATCCTAAAACCCCATCATTCGTTTCTACTGTAAGCTCTTCAGTTATCGCGCCCGGCGGAATCAACCCTGAGACTCCCGTTGTTCCCAGATATACTAACGCCTCCAGTAATTCTTCCCCTACCGCCACATTTCTAGTGAAGTTCATATTAGAACCACTTAGAATAAATCCTCTTTTAGGGTTAAATACTGGCATTTTAGATATTCCCCTCCGAACCCGTAGTCCCGATTCCTACGCAGCCAGCTGCTCCATAACTGTCAATAATATTATTAACAAAAACGCTAGTGCCTTGAGTTGCGCCTTGAGTTACATTCACGCTCTGCTTAATATAATCTCCAATCGCAGAAGCTAAGTTTCTTTGCCTTAATAAACCAGAGCACGTAAAATTCTCCACTACTACTTCTGCATCATTTTTTAAATCTACTGATATTCTCGCAGTATTTCCATCAATAGGCAGATACCCTATAGGGTTATCGGTCTCAAAATTCATATTAACTGTTTTAGGCCCAAAAGAAACAGCGCTTGGCTTTGTCTCATTCATGAGATAAACAGGCTTAACTTCCGCTACATAATTATATGTTCCTGCTACAAATTCTTCTGGCTGAGCTGCTACACCAGAGGTTGTAGAATCTTCTATTGGTATGTAATGAGTTACATTAACGTTTCTTGAGTTTAAAACTTGAGTCCCGGCAATAGCTGCTTCATTAGTAGGCGAAAACACTCCACTTAATTGATCAAAAAAAGTAACAGTAGCATTTGCTATAGCAGGGGAGTTTGGATTAAAATTTACTGAATAAGATGTTAGGTACCCACTATCAAAAGTTAAGCCTCCGAAATTCCCTGAGAGCACTTGACTTTCTTTTATGGGTATCTCTCCTTGGCCAGTAATAAAGGATTTGAAGTAATCTCTACCTGTCAGGTAATAGTTGAATGAGAGCTGGCCGCCTATTCCATTAGATGCTGAATAATCATTAGTGTTTCTTTGCCTTATGGTATAATTAGGCTGTATGCTTGTGCCGAGAGACAGATTAGCATCGGAAGCTAGAATTTCGTTTCCATTAACTTGTAGTTTTGCGTTAGAGGCAGTATAAAACACATTAATAAGCGGCGGTTAAAGTCTTTTGACTTCTTATTATATCATCTAAACCCACAGACACAGAACTACTTATTTGTTTAGCGTTTACTACTTTTACCTTCATTCCGCTAAATGTTCCAGTGCTCCCACTACTAGCTAGCCCGGGATCGAGACCTTTTACATCTATCACGTAACTTCTCTCTATACCGGTATAAGTTAGCCCTGAATCGAAAATATCTTCTGTCACATTTATACTTTCAGAAGCTGTAGTATAATAAGTGCAAGTAGGAAACTCTTGGCCTATTTTATAAAGAGGGTTATGGTTAAAACTTATAGAATAATCTGCACTATAAATAGTCCCCGTCTGTCTTTCTTGAGAACTAGGAGTTACTGAATCATCATAAATTACAGTATTCATTATTGGAGGCATTTGAGTATATCTACCATGCCCTATACCAGTAACTATAGAAGCCCGCGCTCCCTCAGTTCCTACATTACCAGCTTGAGTCGTTGCATTCGCAGCAAGTCTTCCACTTACTGGTAAAAAAGTCCCACTTCCAAACAAAGTGAAAGAGGCGCTAGATGAAGAAACAGAATTGGATGTAACATTAAAACTATAAGAATTAAGAAAACCTATGCCGCTTACTCCCGCGCAAGTTATTCTAACTCCGCTGGCGTACGAATCTGTAGAATTTTTAATACCACTAGCAAGCCCGTTAATAATGTTTCCTTGTTGCGCAAAATAAGAACCCGTAATGGTAGTAAGAAAGTTAAATGAAATATCCCCAATACGAGGCCCACTTGGAAGCTGTCCCAACGGACCCTTCCGACCCACACTATAAAGAGGAGAAATAGAGTTAGAGAAATTAATAGAGCAATCTGAAGCCATTAATACCTCTCCCTCATTCGAGGCGAGGTCCCGTACCTGAACCGCTGCTTTATCGTAAAATATTTGTGCCATGACCTTTTCCTTTTTTTTATTACACTATTTTTCCCTCAAAATGAAAGATCTTAGGTTGAAATTCATCTTTACATTAGAGTCTACGCCCCCATTGAACGATTCTGACGTTAATAACATATTGTCAAAGTCATACCTTAATAATATATCGTGAGAATCATTTTTTTTCAAAGTTATCACTGTATTTTTGAAAACTGTTTCATCAGGACTTAACCTCATACTCTTTATCTCATAATCATCTACCTCTAATTCAAAATTAACATTCACTTCTATTGGGGTTCCAGCTATGACTCCAGTAGGCTGATCAATACCTAACGCATAAAGAGGCACTCGGGGCGTAGCTATATTTACATCAAAAGAGCTTACTCTATTAGTGCTAAAAGTATCTAAGTTTATCTCCATAGACCCATAACTAGTAATATTTAAGCTAGGAGACGTGGATGAAGTCTGCTCCCATGAGTCAAATTTAGCCCCTGTTCCAAAGTTTCCATAAATCACTGAATTAGTTGAAGTCTCAGGAATTTGCCCAATGCCACACTTAACTGAATAGGTTTCTAAATACCCTTCTGTGAAGTAAAACTGCTTAGCTCCATAGTCCACAACCCCACTAAAAGGGAAAGTCCCCGTAAAATTTTGCATCAAATCCCTAGAATATCCTGCATTCGGAGGTAAAAGCTGAGTTAATATTGTACCCACCTCTAAATTAGCCTGTTGAGGACCTTGTGGGTAGTAATCTATAGCTCCTCCTATACCTAAAGCTGTCGTAGGTTGAGCTGCTGAGCTATAAGAAGCGCTTAAAGATTGAATTCCTTGTATTCCGCTGCCGTTAATCGTGAGCTTCTCCGCTTCCCGTGTTATTCTTCCTAACATTACCTTATCTTTATTTTACACTCTTTTTTGTGTGTAATATAATAAATAAAGGATTAAGGAAAAATGGCAGATAGTATATATAACGTACCAGAGCACAATAGCAGCAATACATATGCTAAAAATGCTATAGTTTTTACGCAAGATCCCATTCAAGCAGGTACTGGAGCCCCTAAAAACATTAAATATTATTACGCGAGGCAAGCTGTCCCAGCTTCTACAACCATCACTACAACTAGTTATTGGGGAGGGTACACCACCGCAAGCGTTACTCCGGGGCCACGGAATAAAACTCTTCCTCAGTTTATTTGGACCCCTTCTTACAATTTGTCCGTTAATCAGCAACCTAAAGTAAACTCTATTGTATTAGGCAATGGATACGAACAAAGGATTCCAGATGGAATTTATAACAATTTAATTAGACTAGACCTGTCTTTTGACATGAGGACTGAGCTTGAAGCTCGAGCAATAGCTCATTTTCTTCGCGCAAGAAAAGGTTCGGGCAGTTTTGCTGTCCAATATCTTCCAGAAATTTATCTAGACACTGCAAATTACGTTAAAAGGTTTTATTGCCCAACGTTTAATACCAGTTTTGCATTTCATGACAATTATACAATTAAAGCTACTTTCGTAGAGACTAATAACTAAAATGCCCGATTTTGACAATCCTACCCCTGCTCAATTACAAAGCTCTATAAAATCTTTAAATTTTGAGCTATCTAACCTTGAACCCTCATCTATGGTCACCTTGTTTGAGATTGATGTATCAGACTTAATGAGAGACAAAGATATAAATATTCAAAGCGATGCCAAACATTTAGGTTTAGATGAAAATACTGTCAGCGACGGAATCTTAAGGTTTCATAACAATATTAAAGTATTTAATTCTTATGTCGTATGGCAAGGTAAAACCTATGTTCCCGCCCCGATCCAAGCAGAGGGTTTTGAATCAAGCAGTAGAGGGACTTTGCCTCAACCTACTCTTTCTATTAGTAGCCAGTCTGAAACAGGGAACGATCAATTAGCTCTTTTAAAATATGAAATTAGAAAAATAGGAGACCTTATTGGAGCTAAGGTAACTAGAAAAAGAACCTTCGCCAAATACTTAGACTCGGTAAATTTTGGACGTAATGCTGAAGCAAAAATTGGTCGCAACAGCAATATGCTGCCAGATGGGTATGAGCCTGATCCTTTTGCTTATCTCCCTAGTGATGTTTATTTTATCGAAAGGAAACAATCAGAAAATAAAACAATGCTTAGTTATCAACTTTCCTCTGTTCTTGATTTAGAAGGAACGAAGTTACCTAAACGTGTTATATTGGCTGATAAATGCGTTTGGCAATACCGAGGAATAGGATGTTGGTATCAGGCACCGTATGAGGACGAATTTAAAGATGACCCCTCAAACAACGAGCTGAACTACCCGACTAATGTCCCCCCTCTCTTACAAAAGGCACAAGTAAAAACTTTAAAAGCTGAAGGTTTAGGACCGGACTTGATCCCGGCCAAAAAAACTTTTGTTGCCGCTGGTACAGCATGCGGGATGCTGAAGAGAGCTGCGCCTATCGCTACGGATTCCGATGAAGAGATCGATAAGGTTATTGGAACGGCCTTAAAGGCAGATAAAGGAGAATTTGGGAAGGTGAATGGTGAACCTGCCTTCCCTAGCGACGGCTATAATAAAGGAGACTTTGTTTATATTATAAAAGATGATATTAAATATTATTTTGT